AGTAATTAACTTATCTAACTTGTTGTTAATGAATGTAGTAAATAGAGTAGCAAACTCGCTACCTACACTACCCTCACCAATCATTTGGATAAGTGGTAAGTCTTTCTCAAAGTTCTCTATACTAGAGATACTATTAAAGAAAGTAGTAATACTACGAGCATTAGTAGTCTGTGTAACCAACTCAGGATGCATCAACAAAAAGTTAATACAACGAGAGTCAATGTTATTCTGCTCTGCCCAACGAGCCCAGCAATCTGCATCAAACTTTAAGTAAGCTGTGATAAAGCGAGTCTTCTGGGCAGCATCCATAGATGTTACTTGGTAGTCACCATTATCTGGATTACTAGTCAATACAATATGCCAGTTCTTTGGTAGTTCCCATGAGATATACTTCTGACGGTCAATCAATTCCATAGCAGCTTGGGTAAATCTTTGGTCAGCACGGCTGTAGTCATCTAGGATTAAGATACCACCTTCTTCCTTACCTTGAATCCACTCTGGAGCTGCATAACCCATACGCTTTTCTCCACTAGGAACATACTTGTTCTGAATATACATAGGCATGATGTTCTCAGGTACCCACTTAGCTGTTTTCTTGCCATCATCTGTAGTCTTAACTACTTCAAATTCTTTAATAGGGAAACCTGTAAGGTCACCTAGCTCCTCGATCTGAGCAAGATTCAACTTAACTACATCTAGTCCTAGCTCTTTACCAATCTGCAAAATGGTAGTGGTCTTACCAATACCTGCCTCACCCTCAATGTTCACTGCTACAGGAATCTTTCCTTCAGTTTGGATGTGCTGGTTATTCTTTACAATGTGACCAATAAAGGTCTTCAACTCGTCTGTGTTTAAGTTAACTTGATTTGCGCTCATACTCTTAATTTAATTTAATTTGTGGACCAGGTAGATCCTTGTTTATACTTCCACGGGTAGAGATTACCCACAACATTTTGCCTCTTGGCTTTACACTACAATCACATTCACCATCTGTTAAGTATATCAAACAAGTATACTTATCTTGGTGCTCATTGTACAATTCTAAAACAGGGTCAAAGTAAGTACCACCGCGACCATGTATCTCAATCTTATCTCCAGCCTTGTATGGCCCGATATGACGTATACTTGTATCACATTGCACTATAGTTATTTCTGCACCTGTCTTATTGATATGATCAATCTCATGGAAGAACTCTTGTACTTCCTTATCGCTAACGGAACCGCTAGTATCTACAGCAACTAAAATATGCTTACGGAATTTAATTTTAAGACCTGGGTTATCCTCAAATCTTTTATTAGATTTACGTCTAAGCTTCTGAGTAAATACTTTCTGACTACCTCCGGTAAACCTTCTAAGATAAGACTTCCAGTCAAACTTAGCTGGCTCACTACTGTTAAGCTTGTCTAGTAAACCCTTGAGTTCTCCAGGTACATGACCTCTAGACTTTGCTACTTGTTCTGCAATCTCTTTAAGCTGATGCTCCACTTGCTTTTGAATAAGCTTTTGTTCAGCCTCACTTAAGTCTTTGAAATCATCCCACGTGCTATGATCAGGAACAGGTTGACCATCACCATAGGTAGGTTGACCTTCATCCATAGCTTTCATCATCTGCTCAAACTTACTAGTACCATCTCCGTTATCTTTCTGCTCTTGTAGTAGTTTGTAATACTCTCTACAGCCAGCTTTCTTAGGAAGATTCATAGGTGCAAACATCTCATTGTCAATGGTACAACCACCGTCAGGAAGATACTGTGCATCTATATACTGATTAATCTCCAAGTCCATTGCTACATTAGCTAACTTAGGATCTGCAAAGTCATTGTGTATAGTAAGATGGAAGAATGCAATATGCAATAGCTCATGCTTCAACAAACCTATATGATGCTCAGGACTTAAGCTTTCCCAAAACTCCTCGTTGATCATCAACTGGAAGTTTATATTATGCTTGCATACACCTGCAGTAGGAACACGCTTGCTCCATAATTTATTTAGTCCAATGAGAAAGAGCCCGTAAAAAGGCTCCTTCAACATTAGTTCTTTACTAGCTTTCGCTAGACTATCTTGTTTTGTCATTTACCTTTTGGTATTAATGTTAATTGATATTTCTCCATGAAAGTAAAACCGGCAGTTTCTAATTGCCTCCCTAATTCTTCTGAAAATCTGTTAATAAAGAATCCCATAGCTATTGGATCAACATTCACATTTTTGTGAAGTACATCATACATACTATTCCAAGTAAGGACACTGTTATAATCCAAACCAGTAATTTCTTTTAGCTTTGATACAGTATCTGAATCAAGATTTAGATTCTTATGTCCTGCTTCTTTACATAACATAAGTATGTAGGGTAAATTAGCCTGGAGATCTGAAGATTCAATAAGATTCTTAACCACAACATGGTTCTCTTTATCTACAGACTTAGCCATTGACAACAAGTTCTTATATGTTGATTCATCAAGTTTAAATACTTCTCCCATTAGTCTTCTATTTTTAAAGTTTTTAACATCCATACCGGAGGGTTATTCATATTAGTAATCCACTCCTTTGCACTTGGTAGATAACCATTGCAATCTTCTTTTACATGTTGCTCACCTACATAGCGAGTCATAACTTTTTTACCTACTGAGTTAACAAAAAAAGGTCCGAAGACCCTTTCACATTCAAAGATACCTTCGCTGTGATGCCTGAATAATCTATGCATACTGTGACCATACCAGGCCTTAGTAGCATCAAACCACTCCTCAATATGGATGTATTCTTCCCAGGTTCCTCCCCACCGCCTTGCTGCGGATTTGGCGTGCTCTATAGGGTGGGACATACTGTTAATTTTTTAATTGTTATCAAATGTACTTTCATAATCCAATTTTTAAAGTCTTCTAGACTCATATTACTTTTTGCTCTGTTACAAACTTTACAGCAGGTTACAACGTTTTCTTTAGTGTAACCTTTAGAAGAGTCTACCCTATCTATACCATTGTATAATATGGGTACACCAGATCTTAATTTACCAGTTTTAGGATTCTTTAATTGATAAACTTGTATAGGTTCAATACCGCAGTAGTTACAGTTTTTTTGTGTAAGCTCTTTAAAATAATCAGAGTCTAACTCAAAACTAAACCCTCTATCGCGAGCATGTTTTTTGTATACATATAGGATAGCTCTATGACCCACATCAGGATCTTTATCTCTTTCAGTTCCTCTACAAGGAGATAATCCACAAGAACTACTGTTACCATTTCTTATATTATTAAGACATATGGTTTTCAATCTACCACATTTACATTTTGCTTTAATATAACGTTTACCTGTGGTACCATTTTTTGATACATCCTCTAAGTATGTCCAGTTTGTTTCTTCACCTTTACGGGTTTTTAGGATACCACCCGCTTTAAAAATAAGTGTTTGTTTAAATGAGCTCATGTACGTATGATTATATGTTAATACATGTACAATGTACAACAAAATAATCATACATACAAGAATGAGCCATAATTACTTACTCATCTTGACCTCCGTAAGTTTCGTTATAGTAGTCCTCATTACTTATTGAATATCCTTTAAACACAGCATCAATACCATCTTGTCTTGCATCAATAATCTGCTCCTTCTCCATTTGCTTGGCTACCTCCTCTCTTTCACATAAACAATCAATTAGGTTAGCATTTTTCTCATCACCTGCTTTTCTCATAACTTCGGATAAAGCTCTAAATTCTTGAAATAATAGTGTTACCGCAGTTTGTTTCTTTTCCATAGTTATTTAGTTTTTAGTTATGTCAGTCCATTCCCATCCTAAGAACATCTTCATCATTGCACGATGAAAGAAGTTAGGTTTTTTTGTAAAAGAGATACACACTCCACCATAACCTCCACCATAACCTCCTATGCAATACTTACCTACATATGGAGGATTTAATAGTGCCTTAACTGATGCTAATTGTTTTGTATTTTCCATAGTTATAAATTTTTAGTTTTTCCGTAAGTTTCGTTGTAGTATTGTTCGGCATTTGTAGACTCACCATATATGCTATGACCTTCAATGTAAGAATCAAGTATCTGCTCCTTCTCCATTTGCTTGGCTTTTTTAATAGCACTAATTAAACCTCTCTCAGATAATCCAAGATTGATTTGCCATTCCAACCATTCAACTGCAGTTTGTTTCTTTTCCATATTTATTTAGTTTTTAGGTTTTCTAACAATTCAGAAAATAAATCTGCAACATCTTGTCTACCTTGAAAAGTAGCGTCTATTAAATCTGCTAATTCTTCCTTACTATACATTTGTTTGGCTTGCCATTCAGCACCTTTTCTAGCACCGTCTTCCCATATCTCTTGGGTTCTACCTTCATCGTAGCCTTCTCTTTCTAAAAATTCTTCAAATGTTTCTTTTTCCATAGCTTTTAATCTTGGTTTAATTGTTTCATAAAACGTAACACCTCTTCATAGGGTGTGAAGATGAAGAATAGCTCTCCACTTTTTAGATAGACAACACACATATCAGGGTTAATAATGTCAGCCTCATCTGCATTTTGCCTAACTGCTACTATCTCATCGTACTTTATACATACATCAGCAAGGCTTTTATCTTGCTGCTCCATAAAGTCATACTCCTTATCATGAAGGAGTTCTGTCTTAGTGATTAGTAATTTACTCATAGTTTTTAGTTTTAATTATTAATGATCATATGGATGCGCCATTACTCTTTCCACTTAATATCTGTGAGGTCAACTGAACCATAAGCATCAGTAAGATTTCTTACATAACCATTGATATTTATAGTAGGAGGTTCCTCTTCAAAGTCAATGTCAATGGTTCCATAACCACCATCATTGTTATACCAGTCATACTGATAATGCTCCTCAAGTATATGATAAGCTAGGTCTTGCATATCCCCCTCATACATATCAGTAAGAACAGCTGTATCTAAATTTTCTCCATAAAAGTCTACATCTTCCACCTGGCCAGAGTCTCCTCCGCCATCATATCTAATTTCTACATGTGTTACACCAGCATCTTTCAATGCTGCAAATAAGGTTGCTGTCTTTAAGCTTGCCATATTACTTTTGTTTATAAAACCTACCTAAGATATTAGCGTTTAACCAGATGTCTTTCTCTAGTACCTCACACATAAATTGGTATTTAACTTCTTGATAAGAGAGCTCTGTCTTAGAGTAGCATATCTTTAGGATAGTCCTTTTGATTTGTACTCCTGCCTTATGAGCTGCCTTAAGTTTTTCATTACTACTATAGTAATTTTGATATACAATTTTTCTTACACGCTTGTAGGACTTCAGGCGTTTGTCAGTGGGCATAGCCTTCTTAGAAAGCTTAGTCTTAACATCTGCAAAGAAGTTCTTCTTGCCAATGTAGGACTTGCGTTCACCATCTAGTATAACATCCATCTGGTATACAAATCCTACAGCACCATCAGGAATCATGTCCTCGGTAAATTCTTTTAATCTATAAACCCACATGCTTTCTAGCTATCTGCATTAGTAAATCATTTATATGACGGTGAGTCTCATCAGCATCATAACCTTTAATAATATCAAGCATTTTAACTATTACCTTATCTGCTTGATCTGGTAAACAAAGCGGACTAATCTGATCAAGTAACTTCTCGTAATCATTATTATAATATGCAGGTATAGTTTCAGGTAACGAATCATGCATAATTCCATATGTTGAATTCTGTAAAATTCTATGTGCTAATTTTAAATTCTCTTCTTCCATAATTTTATTTTTTTAATGCTTCTTTTAATAAGGGATGTAACACTTTTCTAGTCTCGGGTATACCGTAGTCCCTAACAGAATCAGATAGATCCTTAGACATTGGTATGATAACACCTGGCAAATCATATAGCTCTTCATACTTCTGTGCAGCCTTAATGCCAGCTTCATCATTATCAAAGAGAGTACATATAGCTTTATACTTCAGCTTGTACATTGACATAGCTCCATTAGGTATCACAGTATTCTCACTGTCTGGGGCAACAACTTCTGTGTTGTAACCAAAATTAGTAAGGCACATAGAATCCTTTAGAGAACTACATATAACAAGGTTAGGTTGATTAAACTTAAGCTGATCAGTACCTTGAATATAATTCTTTACCTTAAGAAATTTATGGTCTGTAACATAAGGCTGATATATTTTATATATGGTGCCATCAATTCTAGTATATGCATACAGGTGAGGTCCATTAATAATTAATCTATCAGTATCATCTTCTTTGGTCATAGTATAACTCTCCAAAGGAATTACATTAAAGTTTTCTAGTATAGCAGAACTGATTGCATACTTAGTCCAAAAAGTTCCATCTTGTTTTGTCCACTCTCTTTTCTTGTGATACTTTACTTGATACTTAGCTTGCTTCTTAAAGTTACGTATGTCATCATCCTTTTTACCAGACATCATATACTCATTGTAATCAGTAATAATTTTTGCTGCAGCTCGACTTGCATCTATATTAAATAGATCTTTGACAAACTGCAGTGAATTACCACCTTTGCCGGTTGAAAAATCCTTGTAGAAATAAACATCACCCTTCATATATATACAAAAGCTTGGTGTTTTTTCATCAGGTTTGAATACAGATTTAATCTTAATATCCTGACCTATAAGTCTTTCTGTTAAACAGCAATAATATTCAAAGACCCAGTAAGATGGTACTTTACAGGGATCATCTAACAAAGATTTTGTACTTATCATAATTTATAGGGTAAAAGAAAGGGGAGTGAAAATACTCCCCTTCCGATTAACAACCAAATAATTTACAACTCAAAATCGTTACTCACTGATGATGAGGTTGTTACAGGACCATCTCCAAAGGATGTAACTGTATCTGACTTACTTTTCTTAATGTGAAGAGCAGAATCAAATTTCATAAGCTTACTATTCTCAGGTGCTACATCAGCTGACTCGTAACCATATTGACCACGAGCTGGCTTTACTACATATAAATCAAAGTTAGTATAGCCCTGTTTGTTTTGATACTCTTTACCACCAATACAGAAGTTAACAAACTTATCTGTACAAGGAAGATCAGAATCAAATTGATTAACAAAAGATTCTATAGTATCATGCTGATTATCTTGCTTCTCAAACCAATCAGTGCATCCAGTTACTTTGCACAGGTTCTGAAGAGCGCGCAATATTTCATAGTCACGGTTAACTTTAATACCACTTTTAGTAGTACCATCTTGGTAAGCATACTCACTAAGACGCACTCTACCTACTTGACCTTTGTGACGACCCAGAGACTCATCATCCTTATTGATAAAGAATCCCTCAAAGTCTGATCCTAGATCATTACCTTCAAGGCTCAACATTACATTAAAAGCTTTAGGATCAAAGCGAGTTGGTTCAAGCTTCAAACCAAGAATTTTACAGGCATTGTTACCTGGTTGCAATGTCTTTGGTGTTGACGAGGATTGTTCTCCTCCGATGTTTTTTGTGCTAATCATTTTTTCTAGTTTAATCAATGTAAATTTTATCCCAGTTTGTAGTAATATTACCCTCGCTATCTATTTCAGATAGAATAATTTCTTGGTTACTCAAGTGCCTAGGTCTTGCACCACATGCAATCTCATCACTAGTCTTAAAGCTCAAGATATTCTTCTTACCTTTTCTGTAAAGATATCCAATAGAATCAGAATTAGATGCTGTAATTCTTTTTAGTTTACCTGTTAGATCTAAATCTAATGAGTTAAACTCAGCACCATCTTTCTCCAACATTGTATCTTTCACGTGTCCTACTAGAATAATTCTAGGTGCCCATGTTTGAATATAGGCTACAGCTTTCGTAAAAGCTTCTCTAAGATACTGGTAACCAGCACCGTTAGGTAGTCCTATAATGGTTCCGTACTTAAGCTTACCATCAGTAGGCCAGTTCTTACCCATAGGAGTTTTCATATACAATTGTTCAGCATACGGAATACACATCTCTTCTAATGCAGTGATTGTGTCTACAGCAATATACTTATAGGGGTTACCTGCTTCTGTAATTGCTTTACCGATTTGCTTAATCTCCTCAATAGAGTGAGCTTCAACTTTCATCGCATCTACATACTTAGAGCCCTTTTCTAAATCTAGAATAAGACAGTTATCAAGCTGTGACAATAATGTTGTTTTGCCAGTCTTTGGCTTTGAAAAGATTACCAGGTTACGCGGACTTGATTGCTCAGCCGGAACCTTACTAGTAGGAAGTTTAATCTCCATGTTATTTAATTAAATCATTTAACCATTTCTTATTACTTACAGGCTTCTTTAAAAGAATAGCTGCAAGATCTCTAACAGTCATTTGGTCAAGTGGTACATCCTGATCAGGATCAATAATCTCAGAGAAGAATGTAATAAGATCTAATTGCTCAGAGGTTGCTACTTTCTTTTCTACAGGTGCAGACACCTTCATTAATTCTGATACAGGAATAAGATATCTTACTTGACCATTAGCCATAGGCTCGGTAGTATCATATTCTTCTTCCCAGTGTGGATTAAACTGCCACAACCATAATGTTCTTGAAGGATCTTCTACTTCAAGATCTCTACTTGCAAATTCAATGTAGATATCTTGCTTCTTTTTAAAATCTCCTAAGAAGAAACTCACATGAGCTTCTGTCTTTCCTTTAGGAACATATGCTAACTTAGGTTGAAATAAAGCATCAGGTTGTCCTATTGCATCTAGCAATGGCTCATGATGTTTTCTAAGCTCAGCCACTTTGTCCCTTGAATCCTCGGTTTTTGTTGATATACTCATCTTGTTGTTAATTTTCTTTCTTGTTTAGGTGGGGTTTCCATTTCTGAAATCCTCATCTTTTCAAATTCTGCTCTGAAAAAACTCATGCGGTTATCACCATTACGGCACTTAAGAAAGTGTAGTACTAGGATACGATCATCTTCAATAAGGTATTTGTCAGGACCATACATTTTAATCTTCTGTTTACCTGGCCTGTTAATACCAACAAGAGTATCCGCATGTTGCAATAGCGCATCTGAACCAAAAATATCAGACTCAAGTATGTAATTACCATACCTACCGTCCTCATTCCTTTCAGGATTATCTATGCCTCTGTTTAATTGTGTCAGGATAATAAAAGCTATTGGGAACTTACGTTTAAGTTCTGTTATAGCCTCTCCTAAATTATACAAAGTATCATACTTGTCCTTTTCAAATGGCGCTTTCTTTAATAGGAGAGAGTGATCAAGTGTCACTACAGTCTTGCAATAAGCT